TACGGTTGTATCACTAGGGTCAGTTCCTCTAATTGGCCTCCATACTGAAATCACATTATCGGTACTGTCTGCAAAGGTTCCACCTCCTTTGATCTGGTAAAGGCTTGGTGGAGGATAGTTCCCATCCTTTTCTTTTCTTGGCGTGGTTTGGTGCATTACTAAATGATAGCTTACATTATTTTTTCGAGTAAAATTTATCCTATCCATCATAAAACGGGATGCATACAAATGCTCAGGCTCTCCAGGCATCATTTCATGCCTAATCTTAATATATGGATCAATTATCACAGCCTTAACGCCTTTTTCCCATACCAAATACTCAAATACAGCTTCAATTTGTTCTACTCTAAAATCTGGATGACCGTCTTTTTCAGGGTAAACAAAAAAGAAATTATCTTTAACTAAATCAAAAGCATCCAAATATTCTTTTTCACTCAAGTCAAAGTTTTTATAATTCTTATCTGTGCTTTTTCCAGTTATCGTATGGATAATGTCATCAAAAAATTCATCAGGTGGATAGTTTTCAGGACTAAAAAACGCAAACTTCCATCCTTCTTTAATAGCTTTTAAAACACAAAGGAAAATCAGGAATTGGCTTTTCCCTTCATTATTGTACCCAGTCCAAAGGTTAAATTCTCCCATTCTCCAAGACCATAGTTTATTTTTGAATCCTTTTATCTCTACTGAGTCTAAATCCCTTACATAGGTCTTTGATCCAGGTTCTTTGCCCTTCCTAAAGGCTTTTAACATTGAGTCTCTTTGGCCTGCAAAAGTTTTGATTGATGACTCACAAAAATCTAGGTCAAAATCTTTTTTATCCTTCTTTGAATAGCTCATCTAGCCTGTCTTTTAAAGTTTGGTATTCATATCCCTTATCTTTACAAATAAGAATAATATTTTCGTTTTCTAGTTCGCTTTCCCTTTGACTTAGATATTTATTATCCGATTCTAAAACCCTTATTAGTGAGGATTGATTTGTGAGCAGTTCACAATAATATCCTTGTAGGGAATGCAGCCTATTAAGATTCTTTTCAAGTAAGGCCCAATTTTTAGTATTAACTGACATCCTCAATAGCTTCCAAATGTCATCAGATGCCCTATTGACTTTTTTTATTTCTTTTAATTTCATTACCACCAATTATTTTCTATTTCTGATTTGGTATATTTTTTTTCTTCTACTGGTACTAGATTCCCTTTATTGACCCAATTAACAAAATGACTTTTAGCATCCTTTTCAGATTCCTTGATTTCATCCTTTGAGATGCAGTCTATTCTAAATCCATTCAAGTGATTGAGAAAGTCTTTCTTTTCGCATTTCCATTTAATGCAAAGGGGTTCAATCCATCCATCACTATTCCATAGCTTTCTAAAAATTTCATTATGGTTTTCTATAATATCACTTACATTCTCACTTACACTAACACTTACAGGTAGATTTGCTAGGTTTTGCTTAGCATTTGGTAGCACTTGCTTACTTTTGCTAGCTTTTGCTAGGCCTCCTAACCTTCCTGTTTCAGCTCTTTTTTCCTTTATGCTTTCCCATTTCTTTAAATCTGACTTCAAAGAGTTTTTTATGGGCCTAAATGCAAGAGATAAAATTCTATTTTCTGTTATTGGATTTTTATCATTGACATAATCAACAACCATTTTGATAAGTTGTCCAGCCTCTTCATCAGTTAGATCATGGACTATCTCCATTAAATCGCAATACAATAAAAATGATCTTTTTCCTTCCATAGCTGTAAAATAAAAAAGCCCGACTAGGGTAGGAGCTAATCGGGCTAAGGTTGTGTAAACCTTTTTAAATAAGTCTTAGACTCCTACCTCTAAAACTTACTTACATACATCCAAATATAAGAATTATTAATCCAATTCTACTAAGTTCTCAGCCAAATTAAGGCTTTCAATAGTCCATTTTACTGACTTGACAGCGACTCCCGTATCTTCTGATATTTCTCTTGCCGTGTAATCAAACAGGGCTAATTGATGAATCCTATCTTTCTGATATTCGGTTAGCTCAGGTTTCCAGTTACTTTTTGGCCTTCCCTGGTTGCTGTTCCTTCCTGACTTAGGGCATTTTAAGACCTTGTAAACAATCCTGCTAACTTGGCTAGGGGTTAGCTGTAATTTCAATGCAATATCATTGATAGGCTCGCTGTTCCGGTAACTCTTTTCAATTTCAGCTAAGATTTTTTTATTCTTAGATAGTCCGAGGTTTTGCGCACGTTTTTGGCTAGTTCTTTCCATGATTAAAATATTCTTTTCCAGATTGGTAATTTATTTCTTTGAGTTTCTTCCATTTCGGAAACTTTGCGATTAATCCACATTTGGATCTCTTGAGCCTGCTTTAAATCAGCCTCAAATAATGGCTTACCTGCTTCAAAGGCAAAGGCTAATCTTTCTTGATTGTTTACATAAACGTGTAATTCCATTTCTTGTAAATCTTCCCAATATGCTTTCATAGTTATTTTTGGTTAGTGTATTTTTTTGATTTAGTGTATCTGTAATAATGGAATCCACAAAATAGATTGGATTTTTTCTTTGCTCCACATATTACGCAAAGTGTAAGGAGGTAAGGCTTTAAATATCCGTTTTCTCGCCTGACTTGCTGAATCAAAGCCATAGGAACTTTTAAGTTTTGCCGGATTTCTTTTGGTCTTTTCCCTTCTCTTAAAAGCCCTATGATTTTGCTTATCACTTTATTTGAAGGTTATAGTTTACATTGACTACTGCACCTTCAACCGTTTCGCCTGCATCAATTGCTTTCTTGATGGCAATTTTATCAATGGTTTCGGTTTCGGTAATCTTGATTCTCTTAAACTTTGAATTAATCATTTCAGGGAATTGGATTTCCACTGGATAAGACTTTCTAAAGCTCAGTTTTAGGGTAGGACTTTCAACCTTATCAATGCCGTAAATCTGCATGGCATGGCTAATGGTATCTTTCATTCTGTTCAAAGCGTTGTTCTTTGCCGTTTTCATGGCTTGTAATCGCTTTACCTCATTATCAATGGCATCTACATCCGATTCAAATGATTTGATTACATAGGCATAGTTTAAAGCCTTCTTTTGCAATTCTTCTTGATTGATTGCTAAGGCTGTTTCCATTTCAGGGGTAAATTCCCCATCTTCTAGAAAAGATGCTAAATCATATGCTTTTTGGGATATTTCAAATAGTGATTTCATAGTTTTTCGATTACTTGGTCTAATGATGCTTGAATTTCTTTTGAGATTTTGTACTTCTTTTTGATTACCTCAATTGAGCCTTGACCTGTTCTTAGGTATTCCATTGCCTTATCTAACTGTTCGCCTTTGTTTAACCAAGGTCTATTATCTTCTGGCTGATCTGCTTTTGGTTGGTAAGGTGGTTTGGTTTGCTTAGGGTTTGCTGCACCTCTTTTCATTGCTCCTTCTGCATCATCATCTGAAACATTAAGGCTAAGGATTGAAGTGACTGCATATCTTCTAGCATAGGAAATAGCAGAACCTAAAGCCTGTGGATCATTTTGCTTAGATACAGGCATCACATAATTAGATGAAATATATTCACCTGATTCGGCATGAATTAGCATTGTTACCAATCCTTCTCCATCCGGAAATTGGCTAATAACCAATCCCGATTCTTGCAATGGCGTTCCAATCTCTTCTAGAATATGGCTCAAACTTGCATAGCTTGATTTAAAGAAAGGGTTAGAAGCATCCTTTTTAATCTTACCTACTTTCACATGGAATAAGGCTAAAGATTTGGTAAGGTTTTGAATTGTTTCAGTGCGTTCCATTAGTTACATATTTTTTCAATGTTCAAAGAAGTTCTTAAATACTCGTTTTTAAAAGCAGCCTCCGATATTGGTACAATCGGGTATTTCATTTCGCTAATCTCATAGGTTAGAGCTGAAATAGGTTGCATATTGATTTGAGGGAATAGCCATAAAACGGAATTCAATTCGAAATTGGTTATCCTTACATAAGCTTTATTCTCATCTACTAGCATGTAGTAGCTTTTGTCAATCGTGAAATACGGAGGTATCTCAATGTCTTGAGTAATTGTTTTATTGATTGTGATTTTCATAAGTTAGATTTCAAAATTGTTTTTAATATTTTCAATTACTGCTTTAGCAATTGATGATTGATTGCATTCTACCCAATCATTAAAGGCAGGTCGGTAAACTTTCAGCTCCCAGATTTCAACTCCTTCAATGTCGATTTCTGAACTTGAAGGGGTGTCAAAATCTCCATCCTCAACATTAATGGAATAAGTTACTGATGCTTCGGCTTGGTATTCTTTGCCGTTATGCTCGAATGAGTCTAAAATTATTGTCTTAGTGTCCATTTCTTTTGATAGTTTTTTGAATGTCAAGTAAAGTGAAGATTGCGTAAAAAATCACAAAAGAGATAATGTAATTGTGATTGAATAGTATGCCGTAAAATAGACCTGCTAAAATTAGGCACTCGGTAAACCTCCACATCTTAGTAGATGTAAAGACCTTGAGCTGAAAAGTAAATCCCAAAGGCTATAATTAATAAGGCGATTGTCGTTACAATGATTTCCGAGAATGTGATTTTTAGATTTTTCATGGTTTTGGTTTGTTTAAGTAAAGCACTGAAGGGCATTTGGATTATTTTCTGTTTATTCCTATCGTTTTGATCTCATAAAGATCAATTTGAATACCGTCATAATATGATGTTTTTCTATGATCTGAAACTCTTATCTCTCTTCCATTAAAGTCAAAATAAAAAGATACTCCGTTAGATCGACTCATATTTTTAAACTCAGCTCCTTTAATTCCTTTGCTAATAAGGATGCTTTCAGCCATTTCTAAAGTTGCATTTGTGTTTGGCTGGTAAAAATTTTTATTAAATGTCATGGTTTCTGTTGTTTTTGGTTTAAATCTTATGCAATATAAATACCTTTTTTGGTATTAACAATATGGCAATAGAAAAAAAGTTAAATATTTTGTATTTTTGAGGAAACGATAGAAACTATGGCAGGAGGAAGACCAATGATATGGAAAGACCCGATTGAGTTATCTGATTTGATTGCAGATTACTTCAATTCAACTGAAAGACCAACTTTATCAGGGTTAGCGGTATTCCTTGAAATAGACAGACAAACGCTTTATAACTACAAGGAAAGGGATGAGTTTTTCGACATAATAAAAAAAGCGACTGCAAAAGTTGAATCAATTTATGAGGAAAGGGCTATTTACGACAACAATCCAACGGGTGTAATTTTCGCATTGAAAAACATGGGATGGAAGGATAGAACCGATATTACCACAAATGACAAAGAACTGGTAAGTCCTCCAATTATTTGGGAAAATGAATGAGATTAAACTACTTAGCCAATACAAGCCTTTATTCATCAATCCACCTAAGACTAGGTATTTTATTCTAACAGGTGGAAGGGGTTCTGCTAAGTCTTTTCACGTGGCAATATTCCTGCTTAATCTTACCTATGAGCCAAACCATGTAATTCTATTTACTAGATGGACTTTGACAAGTGCGAATATTTCCATCATACCAGAATTCATTGAAAAGATTGAAATGCTTAACAGAGTATCGGATTTTGAGATTACCCAAAATGAGATTATCAATTTAAAGACAGGATCAAAGATTCTTTTCCGAGGGATCAAAACAAGTCAAGGAACAGCAACGGCTAATTTAAAGTCAATTTCAGGGGTTACTACCTTTGTGGTGGAAGAGGCTGAGGAATTAATAGATGAAGATGTATTTGATCGAATTGACCTATCGGTAAGGGCTAAGAACATTCCAAACCGAGTGCTTTTAATAATGAACCCTGCTTTTAAATCTCATTGGGTTTATGAAAGGTATGTTCACAACCATAAGCATGAATGCACTTACATTCATACCACATACCAGGATAATATTCAAAACCTTTCAGATTCATTTATTCAGCAAGCCGAACGGGTTAAGTCTGAAAACCTCCACCGATACGAACACTTATTTTTAGGCAAATGGCTTGATGATGCTGAGGGCTTGCTATGGAATAGACAGATAATTGAAAGGTCAAGGGTAACGAATAAACCGATATTAACCCGAATAGTGGTTGCTATTGACCCGGCTATAACTGCTAATCTCGAATCAGATGAAACAGGTATTGTGGTATGTGGAAAGGATGCGAACGGGAATGGCTATGTATTAGAAGATTTGTCAGGCAAGTTTAGCCCTAATGAATGGGGCATGGTTGCGGTCAAAGCCTTTGAACGGTGGGGAGCTGATTGCATAGTAGCTGAAAAGAACCAAGGAGGTGACATGGTAGAAAGTGTTTTGAGGGCATCAGGCGCAAAGCATAGAGTTAAGCTAGTAACGGCAACCAAGGGCAAATATGTCAGGGCTGAACCTATCTATTCGCTTTATGAGCAAAGCAAAATTTATCACTTTGGATTATTCCCTATCTTGGAATCTCAAATGATTTCCTTTGATCCAGAAAAAGGCAAGAGTCCTGATAGGGTTGATGCTATGGTTTGGGGCTTTACAGATTTAATGCTAGGTTCTAACTTTGAATTTTCGATATGAAAAAATTACTTAAAAATGAATTGGCTAAGGTCATATTTCAAATCCTGTTTGCGGTTGTCTTTTTATGGCTTCTATTCGCTTTTATCTTTCTAAGCCTTAATCCTACCCATTGGGAGATTTACGGGCGTGGATGCTATCTAATTAGTCTTTTAGGGTTTCTCTATTGGCTTGACCAATAAAAAAGCCTCCGAGAATATCCCAGAGGCTTAATCAACAATCTAAACCCAATTTATCTACTTATGAATGCCTTAATTTAATTTTTAATTTTAAATAGATCGGGATTGTCGTAAACATTTCCAATTACTTCAATGTATTGTTCAATATTATTTTCAAATGATCGACCTATGTTATACCAAATTTGGTCTTGATAGCAAGCAAAACTTACAGGGGTTTCTGAATTACCGGGCCAAATAGAAGCGCATCCAAGCCTAAATAAAGCTAAAAAATCATTATTTTTTCTGCTTTCATGCCCTACATTGACATTAATAACATCCCCTTCAAATATCTTCTTTCCGTTTTTGTCGAGAAGTCCAGTAAATTGGCCGACTGTATTTGGATCAACAGGAGTTAATAATTCAGTCACTCCTATGTAATAGATTTCTTCTTGCGAGGAATAGCTTAAAAATCCGTATTCCCATTTTCCGTTTTTGTCCTTTCCTCTAAATAGTATCTCTCTCATTTCCTTGTAGTTTTGGTTAAATTGATATTCAAATATAGTTCTTTATTTTAGATTAATACTACCCACTACTAAAAAATATCATTTTTTTTTATTAAAAACGTATATTTGTCTAAAACGTACTTGCAATGATTCAAAGGCTAAAAAACATATTCAATGGCGGTCAATCTTTTTTAAACAGTCCTGTAAGGGATGAAAACCTACTCAATCGCATTATTTACGGCTTATCAAACAACAATGCTATAATCTGGTATGATGGCAAGCAAGACACTTTTATCAATGAGGGGTACAGGGGTAATGCAATGGTTTACAGCATCATTCGTAAGATTGCCGACAAGTCAAAGGGATGTGAATTGCAAGTGTTCAAAGAGTCTAAAAATGCTAAAAGCTATAAGGAAAAGAAAAGATCAACTGATGATCTGGTAAGGGCGCAGGCTAAAATTTATAAAAAGGAATTGGATTTGGTAGTAGATTCAGATCCAGTATTGAAGCTAATGAAAAACCCAAATCCATATCAGACTTGGAAGGAATTTTTAGATAATATTTCGATTTGGTACAATACCACAGGCGAAGTTTTTATCTATGGCTTTGCTCCTGATATGGGAGTGAATGCAGGCAAGTTTCAGGAACTTTGGGTGATGCCTTCCAATTACGTGGAGATAATCCAAGGAGATATGTTCAAGCCTGTTCAGGGCTACAAATTAGCTATTGGAGATCAGACTATCCACATACCACAAGAAGAGGTATTGCATATCAAAATGCCTAATCTGGTTTGGGATGTTCAAGGAACTCAGCTAAGGGGGCAAAGTCCTTTATTGGCAGGGTTGAAGTTCATGCAAAAGAATTCCGAATCTTTAACGGCAGGTTATAAAGCTATGCAAAATGAAGGTGCAAAGGGTATCATTTCTCCTAACCTCCAAAACCCTGACCTATGGCCTAATCCAGAGCAAAGGGCTAAGATAGATCAAAGAGTAGATGAACGCATAAACGGATCAGAGAACAGAAATAGAGTGATTACAAGCTCAATTCCTTTGAAATACGATTCAATCGGGCTTAGTCCGGTATCTTTGGACATTATAAACTCAATGAAGTATGACGATGAAAAACTTTGCGGTCTTTGGGGCATATCTCCTGCTTTATTTGTCCCTAACGCAACCGATCAGAACTTTAAGCACGCTCAGAAAGGTCTTGTTACGGATGTTGTGGTTCCACAATTACAGCACTTTGAAGAAAAGCTAACCGAGTGGATTCAAAGCAGATTCGGAAATCAATACATTATTGATTTTGATACCACCACTTATGCAGAACTTCAGCCTGATTTAAAGCTTCTATTTGAAACCTATGGTAAGTCTTATGCTTTTACTGGTAATGAATTGCGAGTAATGGCAGGATGGGAAGAAAACAAAGATAAGCCTGAATTAGAGGCGCATTGGATTGGGTCTAATATGGTTCCTGCTAGCGATCAGCTCTTAGGTGGAATTAATCCCGACTTTCAAGATTTTCAGCCGTAATGCGAAGAATAAACCTTTTAAATGTCCGAGTTAAGAATTTACGCCTAATGGCTCAATATGAGCGAGTAGGGATTAAGCTATTCACAAGGGCATTAAAGGAACAGGCAAAAATAGATTTTGATCCTCAGCCCATGATTAGGGCTTATATTGAATACTATCAATTTGTTTTCGTGGATTCAGCCAAACGCGAATACAATCAGATCAGAGTTCAGAACCCATTACAGGAAAAGGCATTTGTGCCTGATGGGTTCTTCCTTAACACTTGGAAGGAATGGATTAGGGTTTGGGTATTGGATAACCTTGGATGGTTGATTGCGGATGTCAATGCAAATACCCTAAATCAGATTCAGAAGGTTTTAGCAACAGGGCTTGAAATAGGATTGCAGACCTTTGAGATTGCAGAAGAATTGCAGACCATCATTCCAAGTAAAGCTAGGGCCTTAGCCATTGCCAAGACAGAAGGAACTCGAGCTAATAACATGGGCAAGGAAAGAAGTGCAGATGATTGGGAGGCTCAGACAGGCGTATCTTTATGGAAGAAGTGGATTCATGGATCAGCTAAAGAGCCAAGGACTGAGCATTTGTATTGGGATAGTCAACCACCAATTCAAAAGGGTAATTTGTTCCCTTTAGGCGGTGGAATGACTAAACCAGGTGATCCAAATGGAGGCGCATCTCAGACTATTAATTGCAGGTGTACGATTGTTTTCATGCAAGAAAGTTATGTTAGGCGGTACTATCCTGATGCTTTTTAGACTTAATCTGTACAAAATCCTGCCTGACATCCTGAGCCAGTACCAAAATTAAAATCCTGCTGAATGCCTATTTTTTTAACCTTTTTGTAATTCATTTCCTTTTTAAATGATCTATTCATTTTGGTTTCCATTTCAGAAAACCATCTCATTTTTAAAGGTTCATCTTCCCAATTCTTTCTAAGTTGCTGAAATGGTTTCCAAAAACAACCAACACAATTTGAATCGTTTGGAAAAATTAAACCTGAATCATTAGCCCACTTTGAAATAGTTGGATGTGTTTTTTTATCATCAATCATTGGATAGCTTAATTCCCTCCAATAGATTTCATCCCATTTGTTTCTTCCATTTTCACTTTGACCTACAACAGCCTTGAAAGTAGTATTTTCTCTATTAGCCCTTTCCTTTTCATCATACCGGAAACCAATTTGCATCTGAACAATCTCTTTTATTTCATTTTGGCAATACTCAAAAATAGGTTTCATTTTCATTTCAGTAGTGCAAAACCTCCACATCATATTGGGTAATGCCTTCCGTTTTTCAATAACCTTTTCAAATGAATCTCCTGATACCCAAAGTATTTCTTTGCCTATCAACTGCTCCAAATCACGAACAACGTAAAGAGTTTTATCACTTTCAGCAGTTGCAATGAAATCTATGCCTATTTTATCACTTACGTATTTTATAAGATTTTTGTCTTTTGATCTGCAATATTCAGACTCAGTTCTTACTAATGAAAAAATATTAAAATCAGTAGGGTAATGAACTGCCATATATGAAGAGGTTTTACCACCGCTTAAAGAGTTGATTGTTTTCATAGTCAAATCTAATTCTAAAAAATGGATTTATAAAGTATGTAAAACATTTATTTTTTGTAAATCATTTTTTTTATTAGCATATTTGGCTAAACGAATAAACAAATGCTAACTAAAGGTGTCGATATTGGATTTAAAGACGTTGATCTGAAACAGGGTATTGTATCGGGGGTTTTTGCCAAGCATAATGTTAAGGACTTAGGAGGTGATATATCAGAATTTGGGGTTTTTTCCAAGTCAATTAATGAACGTGGGCCAAAATCATCAAAACTAATTAAGTTCCTTTTAGACCATGACAAGAAAAATGTGCCAGGCATTTTAACTGATGTTTGGGAAAATCACGAAGAGGCAGGATATGAGATGAAGTCAGGAACGCATAACGATGGAGTTGATTTTGTCAAAATGGTTGATTCAGGCATTATAAATCAACATTCATACGGATATGTCCCGATTAAAGAAATGTTTGATTCGAGCAGAAAGGCTAACATTTTAAAGGAATCAATGCTTTTAGAAGTTTCTGCAATTCGTTTTCTTGGTATGAATCCTAACACTAGCAAGATTGAATTAAAAGATTTCACAGACCCAGAAGAGGCAATTGCTTACATGGGAAAACTAGAAAAATATTTAAGGGTTTCAACTTGCACGGATGATACCCTAATAAAACTTGAAAATCACGTTAAATCACTTCAGGAAATTTTGAAGCCGTTTAAGAACACTTCCAAAGAACTAGAAGCCGATCAGAATAGACAACTAATCGAACATTTAAAAAACTCATTGGAAACATGGAAAACGAATTAAAAACAGAACTTGATCTATTGATTAAGTCAGCAGGCGAAGCAATCAAGAAAGATGCTTCCGATGCAATCGCAAAGGCTAATGAAGCGTTTGCAAAGGCTCAAGAAATTCTCTTATCTGAGAAGGCTAAAAAAGATCAAATGGAGGTGATGCAGAAGCAATTGGATACACTTGCCATTGATCTGAAGAAAATGCCTACAAGGTCAGAAGTAAAGGCTAAAAACTGGATTGTAGAACTTGAGGAGCAATTCAAGGAAAAAGGAGCTGAAATTAAAGCTATCATTGATAACGGTGGTAGACAAGAAGGCCCATTATTCTTTGACTTGAAAGCAGCGGTAACGATTGGAGATTTCAACACTATTGAAGCGGTTGGATCTGCATCTCAATATTCACTTACTGAGAATACAGGTATTATCTCTTCAATCAGAAAGCGAGTACTAACCTATTTGCAGAACGTAAGCACGGGAACAATCTCTAAGCCTTACGCTATGTGGATTGAAGAATTAGACGAGCAGGGTACGCCTATATTCATTGGTGAAGGTGATACCAAAACTCAGCTATCAGTTCGATATGAAGAAAGAAATGCAGTAGCTAAAAAGATTGCTGTTTACGGTAAAGTAACTACCGAGTTCTTGGAAGATTTGCCTCAGTTGGTTTCTTATATTCAGACGAATATGATGAAGCGAGCCGATATTGTAACTGAAAATCAGTTGTTTTCAGGTGACAATACAGGAGACAATTTGAAAGGTCTTACTGAGTATGCAAGTGCATTTACAGGAGGAACTACCTTGCCTGGAGCAGTTGACAATGCTACTTCTTGGGATGTTATCAATGCAATCATTGCTCAGGTGAAAGAAGCTAATGGAATTGTAAACGCTATCTTCGTTAAGAATGGTGTTATCCATGAAATGCTATCTACAAAAGCAACTGACAATCATTATATCCTCCCACAGGGTGTTTTGGTAGATGCTCAGGGTAATGTATCTGCATGGGGTGTCAGATTGATCGGTACAAATGCATCACTTGGAGGTAATGATTTCATTGGTGGTGACTTGTCAGCGGTAAACGTACGATTCAGACAGGGAATGAGATTGCAAATCGGATTGGATGGAAATGATTTCATCAACAACAGAAAAACAATCTTGATGGAGCAAAGACTTGTTCAGTTCGTGTCTGCAAATGATACTCCGGTATTGGTTAAAGGTACAATGGCTGCTGCTAAAGCGATCTTGGAAACAACGTAAAGTAGTTTTTGGTTAAGTTAAATGGTAAAGCCCTAGAGATATTCTTTAGGGCTTTTTTTATAAACAAATTAATACAAGATTTTGAATTTATCTGAATTATTCCTTTATTTGGTAAATCAATCGGGTGGCGGAATTGGTAGACACTGAGACTTCCCTAATAGATAGGGCATAAATGATAAGCACCGTTAAGGGCTAATAAGTCAATAAATTAATCTTACAGGTTCGAGTCCTGTCCCGATTACATAGCATGATTAACACGATAAGGAAAACTGACACAGGTGTTATTTAAATGCAGTCAGGCTAAGCTTAGATAGTTTATAGAGGCTAAACCAGTATAGTCTAACACTAAGCAAACTAAATGGTGACTGCTAGGAAAGACTAGCATATTTTAACACTTAACCAAAAAACTATGAAACAAGATGATTTTGAACGGCTAAAGGCTATTTGTGAAAAAGAAGGGTTTGAGATTTCAACCTATAGAGAGAGCGACGATAACGGAACACTAATCCATATTAAGCCAAAAGACATTTGGGAAGGGGTGGAGTTTGCTGAATGTGTTGATATTGCTTTCGATACACCAGAATTGAAGATGGGTAGGTTGTATAAAATTACATCGATATATAGAAATTACGTTCAATTAATTGGCTTTGATTTCTCATTTGGAAAGCAATTATTCAAAAAATCAACCGAACAAGCATACGTCGATCATCTCAAGAAAGAAGCCTTTGAAAGGTACGGGGAGATTAAGAAGGGGGATAGTTTTGTAAATACTGTAGGCTATAATGGATCAAGTCCTGATTTTGGATTAGATAATTATCATTACCATAAATCAGATGACTCTTTTTATATATGGGGCATTTTTATCTACCAACAAGGCAAATGGGCTACCAAGCTCCCGAAAAGGATTGAGGTTGAATTAATACATGAAACTTTATCAATTAGCCCTACTTATCAATTTAAGGTAACTAATTTTAATGAGGTTAATAATGCTAATAAAAGCGGTCAATTCCTAACCTCCCAACTCGAAAAATACCTCAACAATGAAATACAAGATTAAGCGACTTATCCCCAACACTACGGGGTTTTCAGCTATCGGAGTCTATTCAAAGCCTAATGAAAGGGCTAAGGACTTTGAAATTCAGTTACCGAATGGATTAACTGCAAGCGAGTTTAAAAATCATTTAGAATCAATACTTGAAAAGCTATGAAAAACAAACAAGCAATAGCATACTTACTTTTTTGCTCAATGTCTGAAATCATGTTAAGTCAATACGAAAATACAAGTATGCTCAAAGTTTATGATCCATCATTGCATTTGAAGCTTAAAAATTTAAAGGCTAATTTTGAAAGGGTTAGTAAACAGGCCCATGTGATGTTTACTGAAGATGAACAATTAGTTTTCTTTGATCTGATTAATTTATTTGAATCATTATTGGAAAAAGCATCAGATGAAACTTCATTTAAGGAAATAATAGAGATTATTAAAGCGTGGGATTTAGGAGAATTAAAGGTAATTGAATCAGAAAACTAAAATCTATGAACAAAAGAACTGAATACATAAACGGGCTAATCAAAGCAAATGGATTTTCAAGCTACTTGGAAATTGGGTTAGGTGATGGGAATAATTTTAAAGGGGTTGATGTTCAGACCAAAATTGGAATTGATCCGGCTGTAAGTGGAAAAGACATTGGAACTCTTGACTCAGACACTTTCTTTGAGCATTGCCAAGATACCTTTGACCTTATTTTCATTGATAGCCTACACCATGCCGACCAAGTAGAACGAGATATTGTAAACTCTTGGAATTTCCTGAATAAATGCGGTATGATTTTGATCCATGATATTAAGCCACACACGTTTCAAATGCAACAAGTGCCAAGGATTCAAACGGTATGGACTGGAGATGTATGGAGGGCTTGGAATGGCCTTAAAATCAATACTAAGTTAAAGCTAGACTATTGGGATGACGAATATGGGCTGGGAATAATCCGTAAGTCAAGGCATAAACTAGAATTAGGATTTGTGGATATGGAAACAACCTTTGAAGATTACAAAGAAAATGAAGGATGGCTAACAAAAAGTTAATCTATTCAGTAATCACAAATGATTATGATGTTCCTAAATCAACAAGGAATAGCCCTGGTTGGGATTATATTCTTTTCACAGATAATCCAAATCTAAAGGCTTTAGGATGGAAAATTAAGGTCATTCCAAAAGAGCAAAACAACTATAAGCAACAAAGGTTAATCAAAATCCTTTCCCATAAATATACTGATGGATACGATTTAACCATTTACTTTGATGGCAACTTTCAGCAAATTTCAGATGCTAATCAGTTTATTGATACCTATTACAAAGGAGGTGTTTTAACCTGCATCCATAATGAGAGGCAAGACATAATATCTGAGGGTGAAAAGATTATCAAGCTAGGAAAAGATACAAGGGAATCAGTAGAAAGAACGATTAAATTTGTAAAGGAATCAGGGTGTCGGGTTGATTTTGGCCTTTGGGCTAATGGGGTTTTAATTCGGGATAAGTCAGATGAAGTGAAGCGGTTGGAGTTGGTTTGGGCAAAAGCATTGAATCAATACAGCCATCGAGATCAATTAACTTTTCCGTATGCTAGTTACATGACAGGAACTAAGATCAATTCGATTAAACGGGTTGTAATGTACTCATATTTCAAGTTGCTAGGCAATCATTCTGCAAATCTTTTTATGCAAAAAAATCAAGGCGGTTATGTGATACCTTTAAAGATTGTCTATTCAAATCCTTTCAGTATTAATAAGAACATTGGAAGGGCTTTAAATGAGTTTTGCGAAAAGTGGGAGGATGATACTTGGATCGTATTACAAGATGGAGATATTACCTATCTTACTCCTGATTGGGGCGAAAGAATCTATAAGTCTTTGGCTTTGCATGGATCAAGGTTTGGGCTGATTGGATGCTTTACAAATAGGCTTAGAGGAATGCACCAATGCCACAATAACACGTTTTCTGAGGATATGAATATTAAAAATCATATTAAGATAGCTCAATCAGAAAAGTATGAGGATCCAGGGATAACGGATTTAAAACAATTAGGTGTAGCGGGCTGCTTTATGGCTTTTAAAAAATCCACTTGGAAGGAGGTAGGAGGCTTTGAAGAAAACCACATTGCATTTGATACGATATTCAATCAGAAAGTAAGGGCTAAAGGGCTAAAAATTGGTATAATGGACAATCTTTATGTTTTTCACCTATACAGGGCATGGAGCGATAAAAATCCATTTGATGAAAAAAGCCATTTGAAATGATTTTTTTGTAAATTGTCAGCATGATAAAGCTAATCAATGACTATCCACCATTTAAAAAGGATGAAATACTATCCTTTGGAGGCGTTAAAGATGCCGAATTGGTTATGAAAGGAATAGCGATATGGACAAAAATCTCATCAACTCATTACAATACTAAGTAATGCCACAACTCAGAATAACAAGACTTGGAACGGTTACCGAACCAATAACCCTGCAAGAGGCTAAAATATGGATGCAAATCGACTATTCAGATTTTGACAGCCTTATAGCTGATTTCCTTATTCCAAGTGCTATAGAAGCAAGTGAATCAGCCTCGGGCCAATGCTACACGGTCAGAACTATTCAGATTCAAAATAACTCAAAGGATGAAAGGATATTCCCTTGGGGGCCGTATATCGAGGATGTTGTTTGGGCTGATGAAAGCCTAGATACCACAACCGACTATCAATATTCAGCAGGGTTCAATGTGGCTAATCCTTTGCCTATTCGCTTAAAAACTGCTATGCTTAAAAGGATAGCGACAGGATTTGCATACAGGCAAAACAGCATGGAAGAGGCTGTAAATGCAACCATGAACATGAGTCTAGTTGATGAATTGAAATTCAGAGAAGATTACTTCGTATGATAAACTTTGGAAAATATACAGAACGGGTTTCATTTATTACTAATGGGCAAAGTCCAGATGGTTACGGTGGCTTTATTCCTAATCAAGTTGTGGAGCTTACAACCTCAGCAAGAATGATTCAATCCAAAGCAAGTAATTCAATCGAGTCTTTACAGCTTAAATTACCTAATACCTATGTAATGGGTATTCAATGGAGGTCAGGATTTCAACCGGATCAAACTCAGCAAGTTCTTTATAGGGATATTTTGCATGAGATTAATGGGGTTTTCCTGAATGATGAACGGAATAAAAAAGAGTGGATAGTAACTTTGATTAAAACAAATCAAGAAGTTGTCGTAACTCCTCCTACAGTAACAGTATCAAATACTTTACAACCAACACTTCAATTTACAATCTAATGGCTAGAATTACATTTACCGATAAAGTAGACAGCATAATTAACCCTTTGCCAGAAATTAACAAAGTAATTGCAGATGATCTAAACTCATTAAAGGCTTCTATAAATAACCTATATGATTCTAAAGGGTGGATGGTTTACACTGACATTGTAAATGACGTTGACAATAAGCAAACTTTAGTGTCAGATATAGATAATATTATAACAATTGTTGATATTACTCCTATTGATGGTTATAAACCATTCGCATTAGGGGACGGTAATTTATGGGTCGGAAATAAAATTACACCTATGGCTATTGGTGATACTTACATAATGAGAATAGATTTTAGCGCAGAGATATCCAATAGTAATGGTTTCTTTGATTTTAAAATAGATATTAATGGCCTTATCGGAAATATTCTTACTAAAGTAGAAACTTTTCCAAGAGGCGCTAATGTAGCGCAAAGATTTAGCTTCACGACTAACATATTTTGTAGAGACACATTCTTTACGAATGGTGGAAATTTACAGATTAACCCATCACATACTATGTTAATTTGGGACAAGCAGATTACTCTTGAAAGAATTTACGCAGGTGACTTAAGAGTATAATGTCAATCAAGATCATAGGACTTCAGCAGGCTTTAAAGGATATTGATAAGAAAAATAAAGCTATTGTTGATGCTGTAAGAGGTGAATTAAACGATCAGGCTAAATTTATTGAAGAGAACGCTGTAAAAACAGCTCCTAGAGATTTTGCAGGGAAACCTTTAGATTTCTTTCAAAAGATAAAAGCAAAACCCATTACTGATGACAAACTTACCTTTAATATTGGATTAGACATTGAAGATAAAAAGTTTCAAATTGAGGCATGGTATGAGTTTGGAACTGGTCTTTCTGCTGAAAATTTACTTGCAGGATCTGAATATGATGATGACATTCAAAAGTTAGCTCGATCATATTTTAGAACAGGTGACGGAACAATACCAGCAAAAAGATATTTATTCCCTTTCTTTTTTATTGTAAGGTCCAGGATAGTTAAGGAATTAAAAGAGGTAATTGATAAAGCAACAAAGAAATGATAGAAGCAGGATTAACACTTAGACAGGCAGTATTAACGGCACTCAGTCCTTTAACGGTTGAGTTGGTTGTAATTCCTTTACAGGATTCATTTCTTAATCCTAATACAGTTTTACCACTTTACCGAGGTGCTAGATGTTATGTTCTAATAACCGATCAGAACGAATCAGAAACAACCGGAAACAGATGTAACGAACGGCAATCATTAAGCCTTACCATTGACATAATAACTAAGTTTCCAAAGGGTTCAGGAGGAAAATTAGCAAGTGAGAAGATTAGCGAGGTAATCCAGCCTTTGATTACTAACTCTTTGGATTTAGGATCATCATTTCAGCTTTTGAAAGTGGATAAGATCAATGCTTTATCTAGGATTGAATTCGGATCTACTGAGGTAGCATTTAGGAAAGTAATCAACTATTCATTTGATGTTTTTGAGCTTTAAAATACCTATTGCGCATATATTTTTTTTGAATAATCACAAAAAAATAGCCTTTATAGCGTTTTAAAATGCATTTTAATAGTTGCGTATATATTATGTTATGGTTAATTGCCTTTACATTTCTGGCAAATACCATTTAAGTGGTTAGTCATCTGAAAACACTTATCACAAAAATCAAGTTCATATTCAGGCAACTCAACCATAACATCAGATATAATTAATTTTTTATCCGTGTTTTTAGGTTCTGTACTTTTATTTTCCTTTTTCATAATATTTAAAATTTGTTCGTTTAATAATCAAAAAAAACTAATCATATCTGTGTCCGTTAGCGGCAAGGCTTTGAAACCCTCCGATAACTCATCCATCTTTCTAAGTTTATTGGCTCAGGGTAATTATGGCAGTTGGTAATATGACCACGCCATTTCCATCCTTTTCCAAATAATTTAAGCAACTTTACATTTACAAATATTTCTCCGAAAGAATGGATTTCGTAAAACCCTTCGCCAATAATATCAGCAACTATTATTTCACCAACAGAAAGCCCAGCCGCTAACAATGGTTTTGCCGCAGGCGGGGTTTGGTGGTTAATTGATGTTTGAGTTTCCATATAAAATTCTGTTTAGGTTGATAATTTCATTTCCAAAAGTCCCGCCCGACAGCAAAGCCATCGGAAGTTGTATATAATTAAAACCTACATACATTCACTACACCAAACATCCTCATTGTCTAATAATGGTTCTTGACAATCAAAGCACATTCTTTTTAAAGGTTTTAACATATCTACAACATTAGATGTATTCAATGCTTGCTCTATTTCTTCGATTGTACTTATCTGATCTTCAAATTCGCTATTCGGCTCATTGTCTGGATGTGCCATAAGAGTTAGTTTTACCGATCTTAATTTTTGTAATATTTCTTCGTTTTCCATAATATGTTTTGTAATTAAATTTCGCACTAAATACATCCCTGTCCGTTAGCCACAATTTAAGACTCGTACTTCTCAACCCATTCTTTTACTGTCTTGGAAGGGCAAGAAAGCACTTGATAAGCTCTACTATTAACTTCTATTTTTACATCAAAATCCGCAAGCCAATTTACGCCTGTTTGTGCTATTTGTATTTGTCTTTCATATTCACCTTTTTTTCTACTTTTAAGCATTGCCATGTGGCTTACTGTTGCAAGAGTGCAATCAACAATATACTCAAGTGCTTTCTTTTCATCTCTAATCAAATGTTTTTGCATAATAAAACGGTGGCTAACAATGTGTATAAGCAATAGCCTGTCAGCCTTTTAACTATCGCTTGGTTATTAATTTAAAGTTCTGTTTATTTATCAAAGATTGTGCAAAACTACTGCTCATACACTCGTCCGTTATCCGTTAAATATTAATCCAATATTAAGAATTAAAACCATAGAAAAAAAATTATTTTTGTTTTTTATTGCGATTATTGGCATATTTGGTAAAACGAATAAGCAACATGGCATCAACATACACGCTCGGTCAAAACTTCGCATTGCTACTTGGATCAGGAATTGAACTAGTTTGCAAGCAATCATCAACGCTTTCTGTCTCTAACTCTTCCGTATTAGTTCGTAATCGTTGCGAGGGTGATTATGGCAAAAGAATTGCCGGAGGTCAAAAAGAAGGATCAATTTCCTTTACAGGTGATTATAACTCAACTCCAACAAATCCAAATATTTCTGCCTTTGATTTATTTGAACAGTTAGGGGATTTGGTTACTGCTATTTGGGGCGGTACTGATCCAGGCGAAGAAATCATTACTGTAATTGTAGCAATAGACAGTCTTGAAATTACTTCAGATCAGGATTCACAAATTACATTTTCAGCAACTTTAAACTTTGCGGGAACTCCTGTAAGAAGTCAAGTTACAACCTAATAAAAATTTATGGCTAAGATTCACACTATTAAAAATGATAGGATTGAGTTTCCTATTTTTGCGAGTGCGAGAGTATTTACACTATTTCAAGCAAAGCATAAGTTAAGCGTTTTCGAGTTCATTCAAGCGCATCCACACGACATGGAAGGCTATGCGGATGCGCTTTATTTCGCTTACAAGTCAGCTTGCAAATTGGAAGAAAAACAAGAGAAATACAGCTCAGAAGATTTCTTGGATTTACTAGATATGAATGAATTGGTTAGTTCGGTTGCAACTATGCTAGGGGTTGACCTTGGTAGTTCTGCACCTGCTGATAAAAAAAAATAGACGAAGGGTTCAACTTTGAAAAGGAAATTAGGGTCATTTCGGGGCGGTTAAAACTATCCCAGAATGACCTTTTTTTATTGGGCTTAGATGATCTAAAGGATATGATTGAAGGGCATGAGATTGACATTAGGGATTCTTGGGAACAGTCTAGATTGGTGGGTTATTTATCCATCATTCCACACCTCAAGAAAGGGTCTAATCTTACTCCTGAATCGCTTTATAAATTCCCTTGGGAGAAATCAAAGGAGGTTACAAAAATGCCAGTAAAAGAAGCTGAAAGATTGCGTAAATTAGCTGAAATTGTAAGAAACAATAAAATGATTCCAAAATATGGCAAATCCTAGAATAGACGTTGAGATAGGGGCAAAGATTGACAACTTAAAAAGTGCCTTACTTGATGCTGAGGGTTCACTTCAAAAGTTCGGTAAAAATGCAACTGCATTAGGTAAAGTTTTATCTCTAGCGGTTACTGCTCCGTTATTAGCTATTGGAGTTGCAGCGGTAAAAACTGCAAGTGATTTTGAAGAAACTGCATCAAAGTTCAATACCGTTTTTAGGGATGTTCAGAAATCGGCTGATGATGCTTTTACAAGTTTAAGAGATAGCTATGGACTTTCTTCTTTAGCATCAAAACAACTTCTTTCAGATACAGGAGATTTATTGACAGGTTTTGGGTTTGGTCAGAAAGCTGCTTTAGATTTGTCATTAGAGGTAAATAAGTTGGCGGTTGATTTGGCATCATTTACAAACTTTGCAGGAGGTGCAGAAGGTGCTAGTCAGGCATTAACAAAGGCACTATTAGGAGAAAGGGAATCAGTTAAGGCTTTAGGAATATCCATATTAGAAGAGGATGTAAAAAAGCAGGTTGCAATCAATACGGCTAAAGGATTAATTTTTGAAACTGAAAGACAGGCAAAGGCTCAAGCGACTTTAGATATTGCTTTACAACAAAGCACAAATGCTATTGGAGATTATGCCAAAACAAAGGATGGTTTAGCAAATCAAACAAGGTTATTGCAAGAAAGGATTCAGGATTTATCTGTTTCTTTTGGGCAAGTTTTACTACCAATTACCAATAAAATAGTAACAGGAATAAATGAATTGGTTCAGGGATTTTTAAGCCTAGATAAAGAAACTAGAGAAACTATTGTAATTATAGCAGGAATTACGGCTGCAATCGGGCCATTATTAATTGGAATTGGAAGAGTCATAAAAGCATTGCCATTATTAGCAGCAGGATTCACAGCACTTTCAGGCCCTATCGGAATAATAGGAATTGCAGTTGTAGGTTTAGGCGTTTTGGTTGCTACTAATTTTGATCAAATTGTTTTTAACACTAAGGTTATGACCTTGGAATTTGTTGACGGAGCTTTAAAAATTGCTAAAGCCGTTAATTTACTATCAGGAATTATACCCGGATTATCAGGAGTCAGTCAAGGTGCAATACTTATCTTAGAAAATTTTGGTAAATCAGTTTCCGAAAGTATTATTTCTGGATTAGGGGTTGAAGGAGTAAAAGCCGTAGATGATTTTAAAGATTCATTAGATAGTGTATCAACCACAACAACCAATACTAAGCAATCATTTGAAGATTTTTCAAAGGTTGCAGACGATCTAAATAAAAAATTCTTTCTTGATGGTGCTGAAAATGCAAGATTATTCAATGAACAATTAGCAGAAACAAACAGATTAACTGCAAGTATTGAATCTGGAGCAGGAAATATTTTAGCAGGTCAATTAAAAGATGAGAGTATTGCCAATCAAGGAGGTATTCAAAGAATTGATATTGGATTACCTGATGGACCTCTAGTTCCAGATATACCAGATGAAATAGTAGAAGAAACAAAGGCAAAACTACTAGATTTATCAAGTGCTTATGCAGCTTTGGGAACTCAGATAGCTAATTCCTTAAATATTGGAAGTGATGCTTTAAGAGGATTTGTATCAACATTACTTTCAAATACCCCTAAAATAATTACTGCAATATTTCAACAAGTGGCAGCAAAAAAAGCAGCTTCTTTAATATCCAGTCAAGCATCACAAACTGAGGCTGCGGGTGAAGGCATTGCAGTTGCTGCAAAAGCTGCAAATGCATTAGGGCCTATTGGTTTAGCTTTATTGCCTGTATTCATTGGTGGCGCATTAGCTTTAATATCAGGCGCATTTGGCAAAGGTGGAGGCCGTGGAAGTCGTGGCGGAGGTGGTGGAGTTGGTGCTTCAAGCGGTGCTAGTTCTCAATCATTCGGAGGTACGGGAATATCAGACTTTGTAGCGGATCGGAGTTTATCCGGTGAATTAGTGGTAAGGGGTCAAGACTTGGTTTATGTCTTTGGTCAAGCATCAAATAAAATGGCTAAAGGATAAAAAAGGGGGATAAAAAAGCATCCCCCTAACAAATCCCATTTTTTATTTATTCAGT